CTCCGCCACTTGCCCTCGCGAAAGCATTCTCCCGATCCGGCTGTGGCCGGATTTTTCTGTTGTATTCGAGGGTTATGCGGAAGGGGCTGAGCACTGGCGTCCTCGCCACAGCAGCCGGACACGCTCTCTTGAGCCCGATATTCTCCGGACCTCTCGACTACGCGCATTCGGTGTAGAGCCCGTAACCAGTTGAAAGTATAAGGACAGTTCCTCGCGCCACCTGAACACTTCGATGCCAGTGGCGTTTGTGGAAAGGAACAGAAATCCAACCCGTTCTTTCTCAATCCAACCTCGCAATTCCCTTCTGCCATTGAGAATTTCCGGCGACGACGGCATCCTCTCGGTGAGGGAGGCTATAAATGGCGGAACCGGACCTCGACACCGACAAGCTCGACGACGCGGCGCTGGCGATCCTCAGCCTGACGCTGCATGACGGCAATCGCGTCTGGAAAGGGATCGACTGGTCGATCACCGACCGGCTGCACGCCAAGGGGCTGATCCACGATCCCATCGGCAAGGCGAAATCGCTCGCCCTGACAGAAGATGGACTGGCCCGAGCCGAAGCGGCTCTCGTCGAGTTGTTCGTGAAGCTGTCGAACGATCCAAAGAGGTCCGATCCATGAAACCGGCCGACGAGGAGCGGATCGCCGCCCGACTGGCGAAACTGATGGCGATGATCTGTGTGCGCAACACGGGGATCGAGGAATTGCACGCCGGGACCGTTCCGGTCACCCACACCGGCGACTATTCGGACGTGTTCATCACCGATGCCGACGGCCGCCAGTTTCCATGGTCTGACGCGTCCCATCTCGACGACGACCAGATACGAACCCTGATGCGGCAGATCGTCAACCGGCTCTACACCTTTCACCTCAAGGCTGACGACGCGGGGTTCCGAGACCACCTCGACCGTTGGCTTGCCGTCGCCGAACGATGGGACGAACCGAAGCTGGATGAGGCCTTCCTTGCGACCATCACCGGCGGAGAAGCCAAACTGCCGAGATAGCCATTCGCGGTCAGGTCGGGCTTCGACGGATGGTCGCCGGATCCCATTATGCAACGGGTTCCACAACGGCTGAGTGCTTCGTGACGATGTCCTGAATCTCCGCGGGCTTAAACGCGACATCCCATGCCCAGTGGCCGAAGCCGCCCGCCGCGTTGACCGCCTTCACCCATTCGTTCAACGCATCCCGCTTGGCCTTGTTCTGGGGGCTGTCGGTGCCCTTGATTTCAAGCGCCAGAATGGTGCCGCTGGCAAGGCGCACTAGGAAATCTGGAACATATCGGCGCCGTGAACCGGCCCACATATAGTAGATCTGGAAACCGAGATGATCGTTCTTGGCACAGGCGATGACGTCGTCGCGCTTCTCGAGGATGTTCGCTGCATGTCCCTCCCAAGACGAATCCCCGACCAGGTGGCTGATATGCGACTTGGTGGTCGGAAAGCACGGCTTGGTGGTGTACCAGGTCCGCATCTGGCCGGTGGCGCCGATCGGGTTTTCCTCGTCGAACACCGGCGTCAGGCGCTCCGTGTTCTGCTCGGTCACGTTGCTCAGCACATGCTGAACGACGAGGTCGATGTTGAGTGCGATTAGAATCCGCCGCCGAAGCGGGTCCGAGTGAAACAGCGACGGGATGTCGAGACGGTCGGAGTTGAGGAACGCCTCGACGATCCTGACCAGCTGCGCCGCAAGATACTCGTTGCTACCCGAAAAACCGTGGCTGAGTTCGGCGAAGGCCTTCCGTGCTGCCTGAAAAACAAGACGTTGCAGACGGAAGCCGTCTGGCAGCTTCTCGAGGTCGATGGCTGTCACCTTGCCCATATCGGTCGCGCCGCCGAGCGCCGGAGCCAGTTCCGCGCTGATCGGCGTGCTGGCAGGGTCGAGCACGAGCGGCGTTACCTTGCCCCAGTCCATGGTCAGCTGCGGTCTCACGACCGTTTCAACCCGCAGCACGTTCGGCCAGCGAATTTCCAAGTGGGCCCGCTCGGGCACGACTTCGATCTGCGTGGTCGGCTTGGGAGGCGGCGGAGCCTCCCCGCCTTCGCCTGTTTCCGAAATGGAAAGCGGCACACCGAAGACGTTGACGTATTCGGGCAGGAACAGGCCATTCTCGTCCGTATCGTAGGACACCCGGCGCAATCCGCGCCCAACAACCTGTTCGCAGAGCAGCTGGGATGTGAAGGCCCGGAGCCCCATGATGTGCGTGACGTTCTTGGCGTCCCACCCCTCCGACAGCATCGCCACCGATATGACGTTCTGAAGATCCTGCCCGGCCGCTCCCCGCTTCCCGACATTGTCCACGATCTCGCGCAGCAGTTCTTCCTTCTTCAGGGCGCGGAACTGCTGGCGGCGGGTCTCAGGGATGGTCGCAGCGTCGATGATTTCCTTCAGCCGCGCCTCGTAATCCTTGTCGGAGGTCGCGGTCTCGCCGATCTCGGCCTTCTCCAGCACCTTGGAATCGACCCGGAGCGTTCGGGTCGGTGCGTGCAACTCGGGCCAATGCGCATCACCCTTGTTGAAATAGGTCTCGATGCGGGCTGCGGTTTCGGTGCGGTTGCAGACCGTCAACATCACCGGCGGGGAATGATGCCCGGCCTCCTGCCATTGCGCCCGGGTTTCCCGCCAGTCGGCGCCGAGCAGCGTATAGGCGTCCTGGACCAGCTTCGGCAGCGCCTCATGCGCTTCGGCCTTGCGGTTCAGGTCTTCGGAAACGGTCGGGTCGCGGTAGATGTGGTAGAGCTTCGAACGCAGCGTCTTGGCATCCGGAACCGCATCGTCGCGCACAACGACGCGCGGTGTCTTGACCAGCCCGGCCTCGATTGCGTCGTTCAGGCCGAAATCCGAGATGATCCAGTCGAACAGCGCCGTGTCGGTGCTCTTTTTCCCAGTCGGCGCGAAGGGCGTGGCCGACAGGTCGAAACAGCGCTGGATGCGCCGGGTCTTGTGGATGCGGTCGAGGCCCTCGATCCAGCGCGTCGCCTCGTCGAGGTCGATGCCATGCTCCTCGGCATGCTTCTTGCTGATCTTCACCTCGGGCGGTTTGCGATAGGCGTGGTGCGCCTCGTCGTTGATGACGATGATGTCCTTGTGCGACGCCAGCTTGCCCAGCACCCGTCGCGTGAACGCCTCGTCGGACTCGCGCCCCTTCTTCACCACCGAGCGGTCGGCTTCCTTCAGCGGCATCAGCGTGTGCCAGTTCTCGATCAGCACCTCCGCCTGGTTCAGCTTCTGGCGCAGGGCCTCGGACGGGCACAGGTTGAACTCGTCGTAGTAGCTGCCCTCGCTGGGCAGCAGCACCTGCAGCCGTTCCTTCACGGTCAGGCCGGGCGCCACGATGAACACGGCACGGCTGAAATCCTTGTTCCGCTTCGGATAGGTCAGCGCATTCAAGACCTGCCAGGTGATGATCATCGCCATCACCGTGGTCTTGCCCGCACCCGTCGCCATCTTGTTGCAGAGCCGCTCCCACACCCCGCCATCGCCGGGGATCGCGATCCCCTGCTTGTAGGCTTCGGCCCCCTCGACCCACCAGATCAGCGTCTCGATCGCCTCGAGTTGGCAGAAGTAGAACGGATGCTGCCGCGCCTCGCGGTCGTGCCAGTGCTCCAAGAGCTTGCGGGTGACGATGGTCACGCCCGGCCATCCGTCTTGGCGCCACTGATCCACGCGGGTGCGGATCGTGTTCACCAGATCCAGTACCTCGGTGCGCTTGGTGTTGTTGCGCGCGTCAAAGACCTCGTAGCTCGCCGGACGGCGCTCAGACTTGATCTCCAGCTTGCCGCCCTTGGCCTCGACCCAATGCTGCGACGGACAGACGAAGGGCGAATTGATGATGAGGGACATGGGTTTACCCCTCCAACGGCATGATCTTGAGCGACTCGATCCCGCGGTCGTCCACGATCTTGACCGCAATGCGCCGGTTCTCGCCCGCCTCGAAGGGCAGCGAGACGGTGCCGTGGAACTGCTCCAGCAGGTCCTCGTCCAGTTCGGCCCGCACGGTCTTGCGCAGGCGGTTCCAGCCGCCCTTGGCATCCGCCATCGGGAAGAACACCTGATGCGGCATCAGGGATCGGTTGTCGTAATCCACGTCCAGCGACCACATGGCGATCTGCTTGGTGCCGCCCGAGACCAGATCGCCCTTGCGCGGATCGAAATAGTCGAAGCCGTTGACCTGAACCTCCCACAGCCCGTCTTTGCGCTTGCGCAGGTCCACATCGGGCTGGCCCATCAGCCAGAAGGATTGGTTGGAACTGCGGCCCTTCTTCAGATCCTCGGTCAAGAGGTCGGTGTTCATCTGCGCCTTGAGCAGCGTCACGCCCGGCCAGTTCACCTCGTCGATGTCCTTCGCGGCCTCGGGGTCGAAGGTGAAGGCGCAGAACAGGATGAACTTGGGCGACGGGCGCAGGGTCTCGGCCTCGGTCAGGGCCAGTTCCACCTGCCGCTGCTCCAGCGCCGCGTGCTCGGGGCCGAAGCTGACGACGACGCGTTCGCCCGTCTCGGCCAGCGATCCGCTGGCGTGGATGTGTTTCAGCCCCGGCAATGTCTCGAACTCCGCGAAGCGGAGCATGGCGCCGCCCTTGCCACGCACGCCGGTCTTGAGCAGTTCGTCGCGCCACAGCGCCTGGCGAGAGGTCTCGCCGGAGCGGGCGACGGTCTCGTTGGCCTCTTGCGGCGGTATGCTGTCATCCAGCGACAGGACGGTCGGCGCCGGCACCGCCTCGACCGAGAAGGGCCCGCAGATGCGCAGCTTGGACCGGTCTGGCTTAGGCTCGGTATAGAGGGTTTCCTGATCGGCATGATCAGCGATGGACTGGTCTATCCTGCGTTGCATCGCTTTTCGGGCAGCATGGAACGCATCAAAGGGCGCGCGTGTTGACTCGGGCCAGTCCTCTGGGAATTCGAACGGCACTTCCCATTCGTGCAAGGTGTCGCCCTTGGCGAAGTCCACCAGTTTACCCTTGCGCACTCCCTGCGTCGGCCTGAGTGGCTTTGGCTGGGTCGTCGTCAAGATGGCATTCAAGTCGGCCAATGCCGCTTCGACCTTTGGGTGGTCCTCGTCGTAAATCGTGTCGATGTCAGGATTATTCGCAATCTTTCCAAGCATGACACGCGGGGTCGTTTCATAATCGAAACCGCCTTTCAGCCCCTCATGCGGATAGCGCAGCGCGAAATAGTCGAAACTGGCGGTCATCAACCGCTGCTTGGCCAAAGAGATTGCCACGCGAGAGGTATCGCAGGTGATCCAGCGCCGCCCCCATTTTTCGGCGACGAAGGCGGTCGTGCCGGAGCCGCAGGTCGGATCGAGCACCAGATCGCCGGGATCGGTGGTCATGAGCAGGCAGCGTTCGATGATCTTGTTGCTTGTCTGAACCACATAAACTTTTGGATCGGCGCGATCCTGAACTGCACCTGCGATATCGAACCAGTTGTCTGTAATCGGCACTTGGTCGAAATCCGTGAAAAAGCGGACATAGCGCAGTTTACCGCGCGGTGTGATCAGGAATCGATTCGCTCTTGTAAGGCGCCGCATTCCATGAGGAACTGGCGCCTTCCAATGGTTGCCTGCGCCCGGATGGAAGGTCATTCCACACCAGTCCCAGTCCTCTGTAGCAGCGCCTTCGCCCTGCGAACTAGGGTTGTCGTCGGTGAATATTCTTGTTTCTTCCGGAATCGTTTCTGGCCTTTGTCTTTGCTCTTTGGGTAGCGGGCCTCGACTGCCATTGGGAAATTGCGCCTGATCGTAGTCCCCTCGCGCCGCTTCAGACCGGTCTTTTCGGAGGTAGAGACGATTGAACTTCACCTTTTCTTTGTTCTTGGCGAACCAGAGGATGTAATCGCCCGTCCGGCTGAGGCCTGATGTGGCGAAGCCTCCGGTCGTGGAATAGCTGATGAGCGACATCGTGTTTTCAGCGCCGAACACCTCTGAAAGCAGCTGTCGGACGTGGTGCAAGTTCTCATCCGAAATCTGCACGAACACCGACCCGCTCTCGGTCAGCAGTTCCCGCGCCAGCATCAGCCGGTCGCGCAGATAGGTGAGGTAGGAGTGAATGCCGAGTTCCCAGGTGTCCCGGAACGCCTTGATCATCTCTGGTTCCTGGGTGAGGTCGGCGTCCGAGCGGTCCTTCACGTCGCGCTTGTTCGTGAAGGGCTGGAAGTTCGACCCGTATTTGATGCCATAGGGCGGGTCGATGTAGATCATCTGAACCTTGCCGCCCATGCTCTCCTTGGTCAAAAGCGAGTTCATCACCAGCAGGCTGTCGCCCGCCACCAGCCGGTTCGACCAGCCCTTTTCGTGGTGATAGAAATCCAGCGCCTGGCGCAGCGGCAGGTTCTCGAACGGCGCCGCGAACAGGTCCGGCTGCCGCCACTGCGTCGCCGCGTCCTTGCCCTTCAGCCGCTTCGCCGCATTGGCGAGAATCGTCGCCGGGTCCACCCGTTCGTGGACATGGAGCGAAACGGTATCGACCTCGACGCTGGTCCGCTCCGCCTTGCCCGTCCAGTTGAGATAGGGCGCCTGCAGCCGCTTCAGCTCCTGCAGCGCGTCCCGCATCCGCTCGGGATCGTCGCTGGCCAGCGCGTAGTCGATGAGTCGTTCGATCCCCGCCCGCGCGCTGTCGAAGTTCAAGACCGGATCGAGATGGGGATCATAGGCCCAGATCGTCTTGTCGCCATCCGGATCGGTGCCGGCATGGACCATGCCCACCTCGGGGTTGTTCACCCGCGTCTCGCCGTGGCGGTAGGACAGCACCTGCACCGGCCCGTCCGGCTTGCGCGCGGCCTTTCTTCCGGCCTTGGCACGCGGCTTGCGCGGCGCGGCTTCTTCGGTATGGGTCAGTTCAAACCCATCGTCCTCGTCGCCCTCATCCTCGTCCAGGTCGTCATCCTCATCGCCCAGATCATCGGTGACACGGAAGATCGACCCGCCACGTCCCTTGCCACGCCCGAGCACGCCCTCATCGATCAGCGCATCGCGCGCGGCGATGTAGTCGTCCTCGGCCAGTTCGGGCATATGCTCGCGCAGCAGCGCCAGCATGGCCCCGTTGCCGATGGTGGAACCGTCTTCGGGTGACAGGGTCAGGATCAGGTCGGAAATGTCGGACATGCGGCGCAGAAACTCACGAAAAGGTCTTGTTTTCCATTACCTATCGCGCCGGTTGTCCTTTTGCACGCGGGAATCAGTTAACGTCGGACCAGAGCGCGTGCTGCTCTTTCCAGTTGGCCGGGAACGGGTCCATCAAATTGGCGAGCGTAATATGCGCGGGCTGGCGCCCGTCGATCACGGCATCGACGAGTTCCGGGGAAAGGAGCGACAACCGCATCAGCCGCGCCATATAGGTGAAGGCAATGCCCTCGCGCTCGGCCAGTTCGGAAATCGACGCGAACTCGCCCGACTCCAGCATCCGCTTCCAGCGGAACGCGCGTGCCAGTGCCTTGACCAGCGTGTTGTCCGGCTTTCGTGCTTGTGCGGCGCCGTCCGGCAGCACCATCTCCTTCCGCCCGCCGCGCTTCACGACGCGGAACGGGACATGGATGGTGACTGTGTCGGGGATGGACGTGGCGCGGGTCATGCTTCGGCTCCGGCATCGGCGGTGATTTCGCGCGCGAGCGCCGCCAGCCCGTCCATGCGCAGGCGGACGTTGAGACCGTTGCTGCCGATCTCGACCCGTTCGACCAACAGGGCCACAATGCGCGCCTGTTCCGCCGGGAACAGTTCATCCCACAGCTGATCGAGTTTCTGGAGGGCCGCGCGAGCGTCGGCCTCGGTGATTCCGTCATCCTGCGTCCGAGCCGCCTTCCATGTCGCAGCCACGACCTCGGGCTGGCGAAAGACGGCGCGAAGCTGGTCGATCACCGCCGCCTCGATATCGCCCGCGGGCACGCGGCCGACCGGGCACGCCCCCGCGCCGTGCTTCAGCACCGTCTGGCTGACATAGTAGCGGTAGAGTCTGCCGCCCTTGCGGGTGTGTGTCGGCGAGAACGCTGCGCCGTCCGGCCCGAACAGCAATCCCTTCAGCAGCGCTGGCGTCTCGGCGCGGGTGCGCGCGGCACGCTTGCGCGGGCTTTCCTGCAAGATGGCGTGGACGCGGTCCCAAGTCTCGCGGTCGATGATCGCGTCGTGTTCGCCGGGATAGCTGTCGCCTTTGTGGACCGCCTCGCCAAGGTAGGCGCGGTTCGAAAGCATCCGGTAGAGGTACTTCTTGTCGATCCGGTTGCCGCGCGGCGTGCCGAGGCCCTGCGCGCAGACCTCGCGGGCCAAAATTGTGCAGGAGCCAATCTCGATGAAGCGGGCGAAGATCCAGCGCACATGCGCGGCGGCGTCCTCGTCGACAATCAGCTTCCGGTTTTCTACACGATAGCCGAATGGCGGGACTCCCCCCATCCACATGCCCTTCTTCCGGCTGGCGGCGACCTTGTCGCGGATGCGTTCGGCCGTCACCTCGCGCTCGAACTGGGCGAAGGACAGCAGGATGTTCAGCGTCAATCGTCCCATCGACGTAGTGGTGTTGAACGACTGTGTGACGCTGACGAAGGTAACCCCGTTCCGGTCGAACACCTCGACCAGCTTGGCGAAATCCGCCAGCGAGCGGCTGAGGCGGTCGATCTTGTAGACCACGATCACATCGACCAGCCCATCCTCGATGTCTGCCATCAGCCGCTTCAGTCCGGGCCGTTCCAGCGTACCGCCCGAGATGCCGCCGTCGTCATACTGATCGCGGACCAGCACCCAGCCTTCGGAGCGCTGGCTGGCGATGTACGCCTCGCAGGCTTCTCGCTGGGCGTGGAGGCTGTTGAACTCCTGCTCCAGCCCTTCCTCGGATGATTTTCGGGTGTAGACCGCGCAGCGCAGCTTGCGGACGACCTTTGATTTTTCCGGGGGCTTCGTCATGACCGCCCCCTGTGGTTCTTGAGGCCGAAGAACACCCAGCCATTCCAGCGAGTGCCGGTGATGGCGCGGGCGATCGCGGACAGCGACTTGTAGGGGCGCCCCTGCCACTCGAAGCCATCGGCGGTGACCGTGACGACATACTCGACACCCTGCCATTCGCGCAGAAGGCGCGTGCCAGTGATGGGGCGGTCGCGGTCGAGGCGCATACCGCGCTTCTTCTTGTCGCCGCCGTCCATTTCTTCGCCCAGCCGTTCCAGCCGCCGGATCGTCTCGGGCTTGAGCCCGCCATAGGCGAGTTCCTGGATCCGGTATGCCAGGCGGGATTCAAGGTAGCGCCGGTTGAACGGCGGCGGTTCGCTGTCGAACAGGTCGCGCCACTGCTGCTTCAGGTCGGGCGTCGGCGTGGTCTTCAGCGCGGCCAGGCGCGCGGGGATGGGGTCGTGAGTCGTCATGCGGTCTCTGTCGGGTTCGGGGTTGCATGACGGCATCGGTCGGCCGGATAGTGTAGGCGAATTTCTCCAGTTTCGTCAGAAGGTTCGCCCCGCTCGCGCTGCACCAAACGCACCAGCCCGAGGGCGAGCAGCCCGCACAATTCGGCGCGGCGTTCGGCGGGCGTCATCTGATCGGGTGGCAGGGGATTTGGGCGTTTCATGCGAGCAAGTCCGTGTTGGCTTGCCCTGCCTCTACTCAGCCGATCCGAGAAACGTCCCACAGGGAAAAATGGCGGTAACACAAAAGGCCGGACTCGACTCATGGTTGATCCATCAGGTAGAACATAATCAGAACAGGCCGGCCGTTTGCGAGGTATTCCCGTGGGTTCCGATCTCAAGAAATTTGTTAATCCGAAGTTTCTCAAAACCATTGATCCGGCCCTGATGCGGANTTTGTTCGTTCGGCACTTCGGCGAGGATGAACTGCCTGTGGCATTCGAGGGAGAGGCCNCAACCATTCGGGCNGCTCTGGCGGCGCATTTCGAAGGAACCGTTGCNGGCTGGAACGCCGGAATGGTCGCCGATTTGCATCGCGTTGCCGAGCTTGGAACCAGCGAGGGCATGCAGCTTATTCTGAACGAAGCCCGTCGTCGTGGCGTGGTTCTCTATCCCGAGCCCGACCCTGACGACGCCGAGGCAGCGCCCATGCGCCATGATCCCAAACACGTCGCGCTTCACACCTACCTGCTGCATCACCGCGTTTTCGAGGCTGCAGCCGACTTTCATGCGCTGCGTGCGCCGACATCGCCTGCTGAGTTCCGCGGGCCAGAGCGGGACGTGGGGGCAGACCTGACCGAAGAAATGACCGAGGCTTTCAAGGCAGCGGTGATCAATCTGTTTTCGCAGGACCTGCAGGGTCAATATTGCCGCCTTGGGCCTTATGAGGAAGACGGAGAAATCAACCTGGTGATCAGCCACGGCGCGCAAGTCACCACAACGCCGGTGGTCACCGGGGATCGCGAAGAGATCATCACCCTTCGTGCGGTCAAATATGCGGTGCTGCGGTACTCCCCGGTGGAAGGGCGCCTGTTCGTGGGCGGCGTCGTCAAGGCGCAGCAAGGCGAGATCGCCGAGCTTTTCGCCCGGCATATCCTGAGGCGGCCGGGGTTCTTCTCGGGGCGGGACGCCCGCGATCTTTATACGCTCGATCCGATCAGCGATGCCGGGCCCGATTTCGCGTTCCAGCATCGCTATGACGAGACCATCAAGGAGGTTCGGATCGTTGCCGCCGCCGCTGACCTCTTCGAGCGGGATGAAGAGGATCAGCGCTGGCGTCATGTGCGCAGTTGGGAATCGAAGGATGCGTCCGGCGGCGCGCTGACCCATTTTCGGGGCAGCGAGGTGCGGTTCGGCCGGGGCTGGCGGTTGGGCGAGATCACCTTCCGGGTCGCATTCGAAACCGGCGCAAAGCGACCGGCACAGGTCACAGTGCGGCTGAAGCCGCCAGGGACGCTCGCCTTCCGCCGGACGCGGTTCGAAAAGGCGATCCACACGCTGGTGCAGCGCAATGGGCTCGAGAAGGACCGCGATGCTGGCATGGTTGTGGACGCGGCTGAGTGAGGGCGGCGCCCGGGTCTCGATCTCGGGCCGGGCGTTGGGCCGCTTTCCCGCAAGCGAAGTCGAGCGCCTTTTGCGGGCGCAGGTGCTGATCGAAGAGCGGAAGGTAGATACCTGGTCGGTCTGCGCCGAGTGCGACTGCGGGCTTGATGCTCGCCCCGTCGAACCGTCGGATGATGCGTTCCGCGCTTGCTGCCCGCACGATCCGGCCGAAGACGTGATCCTTCAGAAGGACGATCTGAGCCGCTTTTCGGTCGACGCTGACCGGCTTGTGGCCCGGATTGCGGCCAGCGGGAATCTGGGCGGCGCAGTTGCCTGCATTGCTGACGGCGTCTGGCTGTTGGGGGAGACCCCATCCGGGCATGCCGTGGTCCTGTCATTCGATGCTGAAGATCTGGTTGTGCCGGGCGCTGTGATGGTGATCAAGGCGGCCGTGGGGCCGAAGCCGATCTTGGCAATCGTCCACGACCTTTCCGCGGCAATCGCTGTCAGATTGCGGGAGGTTGGGATCGAGCCCAAAAAGATCGCGGCGGTTTTCAAGGCAGGGTCGGATGGCACCGAACGCCTCGTCCTCGATCCGCCATCTTCAGTTCCGCGCCTTGTCATGAAGCTTTCGGCGCAATCGGTCACTCTCGACGGCCGTCGGCTAGACCTGTCGACTCAGATGTTCGCGCTGTTTCGTCTGCTGATCGAGCAATCCGTCAAGCGTGATCCAGTCCTGAAAAAGCAGGATATCGAGAGGCAGACAGGCCGTCCCGCCAATGAAATCGCCCGCGACCTGCGCAACGCGCTTATCTCCTCCGGCATGCCCGAGGCGCAGGCGAAATCGCTGGTCGCGACGGTACATGCCCGCGGCTATCGGCTCGGCCTTGCCCCCGCCGAAGTGGTCATCGAACCCTGAGGCCGTCACACACAATCCGCACATAACAAACACACGGCAATCACACCGGCGGCTGCGGGCTGAGCGGCACATTCGGATCAACAGCAACATGTTCCGAGGTGCTCCCGAATGTTTCCGCCGATTTCCCCCGATGACCTTGCCACGCTGATCGACGAGGCGGCCTTTGCCGCGCGCCGCCTGCATCGCAAGCTGATGCTGCCCGCCGCCGATCTCGACGATCTCCGCCAGGACCTGCTGGTCGACCTGATCTGCCGGCTGCCCGGTTTTGACGCCCGCCGTGGCAGCATCGGCGCCTTCGCCAACATCGTCCTGCGCAACCAGTCCTCGCGCATCGCCATCCGCCATCATCGCCAGCGCAGGATGCAGGGCGGAACTATGCTTTCGCTCGACGCCCCCGTTTCCGGCGCGACCGAACCGCTGGGCTGCTTGCTGGCAGAAGCCGACGGTCTGGCCGCCTGGCATGGGCAGGACCGCTCTGCCACGGACGACGCCGACACCCTCCACGATCTCGCCCGGGTGCTAGGTGGCCTGCCCGAGGAAGCGCGCGGGCTTTGCGCGGCACTTGGCACCTGCGCTGTCGCAGAGATCGTCGAACGCACCGGCACCTCCCGTTCCGCCCTCTACCGTCACATCGCCCGCCTGCGGCTCGACCTCGCCATGCGCGGGTTCGGGGCCGAGTGGGACGGTTCGAAAGCAGCGTGAGTAGAGGACCGACATGGAGATGATCGTCATGCCCCTCACCGAATTCACGCCCGCAAAGGTCCGGCCGCTCACCGACATCGAGTTTTGCGCCTGGATCGGCCAGGCCATGCCGGGCGACCGCCTCGAGTATCATCGCGGGTTTCTCGGGATCGATACCACGGCGGTGATTTCCACCTTGCCGGAACCGGAGCGCCGCAGGCTCGGGGCGCTGGCCAGTGCCGCCCACCGCGCCTTCGAGGCGGCGCTGGTGCATCTGGTGCAGGTCCGGGTCGGCCCCGACCGCTTCGCCTATCTGGCCATCGCGCGGACCAAGCCGCGCCATGCGCCGATCCCGTTCTCCCAACTCATCGCGACAGAGGAGGCCGCCTGATGCGCGCCACGCTTGCCTGGATCGGGGATCGGCTGCCGCCGTCCCTCTACTTCCTTCTGGCCGGAAATTCGGCCCCATTCCTCAATGGAGAAACCGACATGATCGAGATCAACGGCCCGCTTGCGCGCCTGCGCAAGGCCTTCCGCAGCCTTGAGGATCTGCCGGAGGTGATCCCCGCCGCCTGGCGTCCCGGCGATGCCACCGATCCGCTGCCTGTCGAGACCGCGAGTGTCGACGATATCGCCATCGCCATCGTCGCCGCGAATGCTGAACTCTCTGCGGCCATCCAGCGATCCTCGGCGCTGGAGAAGCTGCACCGTCTGGCTCGCGAAGCCGGGGCTGTCGGCACGGACCGCGCCGTGGATGCGGCCCTGAAACGGGAGGGGCGCTAATGGCCATGCCTTTCCCCAGCACCGATGCGCAGACCGAGGGGCGCGACGGAAACATGCCGAAGTTCGACGACCTCGACCGGCTGTCCATCGGCGAAATCGCCGACATGCCGCCGGCGCTGCTGTTGGCATTGCAGGAGGCGGCAGCGTCTGAGACCGCGCGGGTCAAGCGCCTGAAGGACCGTTTCGAGGCGGCACTGGCGCAGCGTTATGGCGCCGCGACCGAGGCCGAGCGGTCTGGACTGGGCAAGACCTCCGGCACGGTCCGGATCGAGGATGCGGGCGTGGTGGTGATCGCCGATCTGCCGAAGAAGGTCACCTGGGATCAGGACCGGCTGGCCACCATCGGCAACCCCGGATCCGCGAGGCCGGCGACGATCCGACCCAGTATCTCGAGATCGCCTATCGCGTGCCGGAACGCCGCTTCGGGGGCCTGGCCCGACGCCAGTGCGCGAACGGCTTCGCAGTCCGCCCGGTCCGAGACCACCGGCAAACCCGTGTTCCGGCTCGAGACCCGAGACCGGTGACGCGCGGCGGCGGGACGCCCGAGCGGTAACGCCGGGCAGGTTCCCCTTCGGCACCCGGTCCCCCCCGCCGCCGCGCACTTTCAATCCTTCGGAGAACCCCATGGCCTTCCGCATCATCACCGCCGACGAACGCCTCTCGGCCGCCGAGAACAAGACCTCGCTCGCCATCTTCGGCCCGCCCGGCGTGGGCAAGACCACGCTTCTGAAATCCCTCCCTGCCGAGGAAACCGTCTGCCTCGACCTCGAGGCTGGCATGAAATCGGTGCAGGACTGGCGCGGCGCGTCGATCCCGGTGCGCAGCTTCACCGACTTCCGCGATCTGGCAGTGCTGATCGGCGGGCCGGACCCGGCGCAACATCCTCAGTCCTGGTACGGGACCGAACGGCATGCCTGGCTGCAGGCCCAGCACCGCGACAGCGGCATCGAAGCCTTCCTCGCAGCGCGCCGCATCGTCTTCGTCGACTCGATCACCGATCTGACGCGGCAGGCGATGGCCTATGCCCGCCAGCAGCCCGAGGCCTTCTCGGACCGGACCGGCAAGCCGGATGTCCGCGGTGCCTACGGGCTTCTGGGGCGCGAGGTCATTCAGGCGCTGAAGCACCTCCAGCATGCGCGCGGCAAGACCGTGATCTTCGTCGGCGTGCTGGAAAAGGTGACCGACGATTTCGGCGCCGTCACCTGGCAGCCGCAGATGGAAGGCAGCAAGGCCGGGCGGGAATTGCCCGGCATCGTGGACCTGGTGGTTTCGATGCAGCTTTTCGCCCGCGATGCCGAAGGCGGCTGGGTGCTGGACGAGACCGCCACCGACCGCCGCCTTGTCTGCAAGTCCGGCAATCCCTGGGGCCTTCCTGCCAAGGACCGCTCCGGCCGTCTCGACCTGACCGAACCGCCCGACCTCGGCGCGCTGCTCGCCCGGATCGACGGTCGCGCCTCCCATCAACCCGCTTTTGCCTCCTGATCCCTGAAAGGAACTGACATGAGCTACGATCTGAACGACGCCCAGCCTCAGATGGCCCCCATCGGCGAGCTGATCCCGGACGGCACCTTCGCCAAGGTCCGCCTGACCATCCGCCCCGGCGGGGTGAATGGCGCAACCCCGATGGATGCGGGGCTGCTGAAGGCCTCGCAGTCCAGCGATGCGCGCATGCTCGACTGCGAATTCACGGTGGTCGAAGGCCCGCATGCCCGCCGCAAGTTCTGGCAGAGCTTCACCGTGGCAGGCGGAAAACTTGACGAGAAAGGCCAGTCCATCGGCTGGAAGATCTCGAAATCCACGTTTCGCGCCATCGTGGACAGCGCCCTTGGCCTTGATCCCAGGGACGAAAGCCCCGCCGCCAAGGCCAAGCGGGTTCTGCCCGGTCTGCGGCATCTGGAGGGCATCGTCTTCGCCGCCCGCATCATGGTGGAACCCGCCTCCAACCCGCAGTACCGCGACCAGAACCGCATCGCCAACGTCGTTCTGCCCGATGAGCCGCAGCATGCCGCGATCATGCGCGGCGAAATCGTCCCGCCCGATCCGGTCAACGCCCCGCCGCGCAAGGCCGCGAGCGTCGCGGCGCCGGGCTGGCAGGCTCCGGCACCGGCCTGGGGCGCGGCGCAACCGTCGCCTGCGGCGCCGAACTGGGGCGCGACACCGCAGCCCGCGGCGTCACCGGCGCCCGCCTGGGGCGCGCCGAACGCCCCGGCCGCTCCGCCCGCGCCGCAGGCCCCCGCACCCGCTGCGCCGGGCACCCCCGCCATGCCCGCGTGGCTCAATGGCTGAAGCGCGGCGGAAGCAGCGGTCGGGTGGGTCGGTGCGATCCACCACCGCCAAGCCCGATGGGGCTGGGCCGGGCGACCGGCCCATGACCCCCGACGAATGGCAGGCGCAAGTGACGCGCGCCGCCGCGCTGGAGATCGGAAGATGGCTCGAGGCCCGAGGAAGACTGCACCAACCCATCGCAAGCCTCACCCTCGGCGACCTCGAGGCCATGGCGGTGAACGCCATCTCGCGCTGGATCGTGATGCAATCGGAACGGCTTCACCGGCAGGATTGGCCACGGGACGACCCGATCGCGACGCTCTTGCTCGGGTGACGATCTGCGCCGTCTGCGCCGGGGAGGCCCGGGGCTTTGGCTACGTCCACCGGCTCCAGCACGACCGCTACCCCTATCACCGCTTCTGCTCGCTCCGCTGTCAGGACGTGGGCAGCGCAATCGCTCAAAGGAACAATGGCATGATCGACAAGACCGCCCGCGAGGCACAGGCCATCCGCGACGCCCGGGTGCTGTTCGCCGAAGCGCTGACCGACCTTGGCCTGATGGCGCCCTTCTTCAACCGCACCGCCGCCGACATCGACCGTCTGATCGAGGCGGCCGTCACCGGCTACGTGGACAGCATGCTGGCGCAGGGCGCACGCAAGGAGCGGACCGGCACGGCCCATGACGATCCGATTCCGTTCTGAGGGGTCAGCCATGATCGACCTGAACGACGAGACCGCCCCCTGGACCGACCTTCTCGCCGCCGCGACGGTGAACGCCATCACCGACTTCGAAGTCGAGTTCTGCGAGAGCCTGCGCCTGAAGCTCGAGAAATTCGGCGCGCGTGCCCGGCTGACCGAGGCCCAGCATCACAAGCTGACCTGCATCGCGCAGGCTGGCGGGTTCTGGGAGCGCGACCAATGATCGACCTGAACCACGGCTCGGGCTGCATCTACGGTCAGGATGCGCCGCGTCCGCCGATCGCCACGGCCGTCTCATCCGCCATCGATGCGGCCCTGACGGCGCGCAATCGTGCCGAGCGCCCCCGCACCTATGTCAGTTCCTCGGGGCTCGGGCGCGACTGTCTGCGCCAGATCCAGTATGACTTCCTCGCGGTGCCCAAGGACGAGGGCCAGGAGTTCGAACCGCGCATCCTGCGCATCTTCGAGGCTGGCCACCGGGCCGAGGACATTGTCGCGGGCTGGTTCAGGATCGCCGGGTTCGACCTGCGTACCGAACGCCCCGATGGCCGCCAGTTCGGCTTCGAGGCCATGGCGGGCCGGTTCAAGGGCCATATCGACGGCTGCTTCGTCTCGGGCCCCGTCGCGATGGATTTCCCCGCCCTCTGGGAGAACAAGGCGCTCGGGGCCTCCAGCTGGAAGGATGTGGTCAGGCGCGGCGTCAGCATCGCGCGGCCTGTCTATGCCGCCCAAATCGCCCTTTATCAGGCCTACATGGACCTGCCCAACCCGGCGCTGTTCACCGCGCTGAACCGCGACACGATGGAATTGCATGCGGAACTCGTCCCGTTCGATGCCCGCCTTGCGCAGGAGATGTCGGATCGGGCCGTCACGGTCGTCCAGGCCTCGGCGGCCGGCGAATGGTTACCCCGGATCGGCCACCGAGCCCACGGCGGTCGGTCTGCCGGGGCGGCATGGCCGGCGGCAAGTGGCACGCGCCCTGCGCGTGGGCAGAGCGGTGCTGGAGGGGCGTCGGTGTCTGACTTCGTCCCCTCGGCCGCGCAGGCCGCCGCCATCGCCGAAGTCCGCGACTGGTTCGAGAACCGCGCCGAGCAGCAGCAGGTGTTCCGGCTCTTCGGTTATGCCGGGTCGGGCAAGAGCACGGTCCTGAAATTCGCCCTCGACGACCTTGGACTGTCACCCCATCGCAGCGCGAAGGACGGCGGTTGCGTGCCGGGCGTCGTCACCGCGACCTTCACGGGCAAGGCCGCACTGGTCCTGAGCCGCAAGGGCACGCCCGCCCGCACCATCCACAGCCTGATCTATTCGGTGATCGAGTCGACCGAAGAGGAAATCGCCGCCGCAACAGCCAAGGTTCAGGAGGCCGAGACCGCCGCGCGCAAGCTGACCGGTTTCGACAGGACCGCGGCCGAGGCGGGGATCGAGGCGATGCGCCAGGCGCTGTCCGCGATGAAGCATCCCCGTTTCGCCCTGAACCCGCAAAGCGATGCCGCGGATGCGCGGCTCATCGTGCTAGACGAGGTGTCGATGGTCGGCGAGGAGATGGCCCGCGACCTGATGAGTTTCGGCAAGCCGATCCTGGTGCTGGGTGATCCTGGCCAGTTGCCGCCGATCAAGGGCGAAGGGGCCTTCACCCGGGACGCCCCCGACGTGATGCTGACCGAGATCCACCGCCAGGCGGCCGAGAGCGCGATCATCCGCCTCGCCACCATGGCGCGGATGGGGGAACCCATCGGCTTCGGGGTCTACGACGCCCATGTCGCCAAGCTGCGCAAGGGCGACATCACGCCGGATCAGGCGCTTCGCGGTGGGCAGCTGATCTGCGGCCTGAACGCGACGCGCTTCCAGCTGAACAATGCGATGCGCGCGGCGGCCGGGCTGGGCGGGACATATCTGCCCACCGGCAGGGCGGAAAAGATCATCTGCCTGAAGAACGACAATTCGCTCGGTCTGATCAACGGCATGTTCCTGACCCTCGAGGATATTGTCGACGAGGGAAGTCTCTACTTCTCGGCCGTGGTGCATGACGAGGACGGACGACGTGTCACGCCATTCGACAGCGACGGCCGCCCGGGCCGGTTGCGCATCTACAAGGGGCATTTCGAGGATCACGTCGCCTACGACGCCAAGCGCCATGACCGCGACTGGCGGGAAAAGCGCAAGCTGACCGAAGCGACCTACGGTTGGGCGATCACCGCCCACAAAGCGCAAGGGTCACAGTGGGAGAACGTGATCGTCTGGGACGACGGGCTGGGACGCAGCGAGATCGACCGCCGCCGCTGGCTCTATACCGCCATCACCCGCGCCGAGCGCGGCCTCGTCCTCCTGGCGTGAGGGGACGCGATGATCGATCTCAACGATGTCGCCACGCCGAAGGCACGCCACGATCTGGCCGCCGTGAAGGATCGGCTTGCCGCCACCGCAGGCGATTGGCTCCCCGGCATCTTTCTCGAGGCGCGGCTTGCGCGCGACCGTCGCTCCTTGCGCTGTGCCGACCTGTCCGGCCGCCCGCCGCGCAAGGAGGGGTCGTGCACCATCCACCTTGACGGGCCCTATGCGGGCTGGGGGTTCGACTATGCGACCGGCGAAAGCGCCGGGCCCATCGATCTGATCGCGCAGGCGACGGGGCTGAGCGATGGCGCGCTTTTCGACGAAGCCGCCCGGATTGCCGGGATGGATCGCCCCACGCCCCGATCCGCGCCACGCCCTAAGCCTGACCATTCACCTGAGGTTGCACGGCTGGTCGATGGCGCGCAGCCACTCTCCGGAACCGTGGGCGAAGCCTACCTGCGTGCGCGCGGCCTCGGTGATCCGGGATGCCCGGATCTGCTGTTCCATCCTGACCTGCCGGATTTTGACACGCGACGCGGGTGGCCAGGGCTGATCGCATTGCCTCGACTGGCGGACGGCACCCGCGCGCCGGGCATCCACAGGACCTTCCTCATGGACGACGGCAGCGCCAAGGCGCCTGCCGGGAAGAAGATGCTGGGATCGGTTGCCGAAGCGGCCGTGCGCCTGTTCGCCATGCCTGCGGGCGGCCATCTCGGCATTGCCGAAGGGATCGAGACCGCCCTCGCAGCGCATGCCCTGTTCGGCACCGCAGTCTGGGCGGCTTTGTCCGCTGATGGCCTCGCCCGCTTTCGCTGGCCTGAAGGCACGATGCGGGTCACGATCTACGCCGATGCTGGCGATGCCGGACGCCAAGCGGCCGCCACGCTCTCGGACCGGCTGAACCGGGCCGACATTCCGAACGAGATCGTGGTCCCGCTGCATGGCGACGATTTCAACGATGATCTCCTGCGCGGGGCGTGCGCCGAGGACTACGGCCCGCGCCCGGTGCTGCCGACCGAAGACCCGCCCGCCGCGATGGATCGCTTGCCATCTGCTGGCGCCATCATCGCTGACCTGGTGGCGGCCGCCGATGCACTGACCAACCCGCCCGATATCTCCGCCCTTGGCGAACTACTCGGCCGCATTGCCCTTGCGCGGCTGGACCCGCTGCCCGCGCGCCAAATCCTTGCCCGCATCAAGACCACGACCGGCATCGCCATGTCGATCCTCGACAAGCAGCTGGTCGAACTGGTGAAGCGCGTGAACGTCTCCGGCGATCCCCATGCGCGGATCGCCAAACCGGCCTGGTTCAACCGCCTGCGACAGGATTTGGTCGGAACGCCCGAGCGCAACGAGGCCAATGTCATCATCGCACTGACGTCCGACATCGCTTTCGCGGGCGTGCTGGCCTTCGACGACTTCTCCCAGGAGATCGTCGTGCGCCAACCGCTGCCGTGGGATGCCGCGACCTGCCCGTTTCCCCGCCCCTGGGAGGATGCCGACGATGTCCGGACAGCGGAATGGCTGCAGCTGCGCGGGGTCAACGTCGCGCCGCTAGTCGTCGGTCGCGCTGCTGGTGCCGTCGCCCGCGAACACCGCATCCATCCTGTCCGCGACTGGCTGGAACACCTCCGCTGGGACGGTACGCCCCGGATCGAGACCTGGACCAGCACCTATCTCGGCGCTGCCCCGACCCGGTTCCACCATACCGTCGGCGCACTCTGGCTCATCTCGGCCGTGGCACGTATCTTCCGACCCGGTGTGAAGGCCGATCACATGCTGATCCTCGAGGGCCCGCAAGGCGCGCGCAAATCGACAGCCATCAAGGTTCTGGCGGGCGAGGACTGGTTCACCGACGAACTGCCCGAGCTTGGGTCAAAGGACGCTGCCATCCACATGCAGGGCGTCTGGATCGTGGAGATCGCCGAACTCGACGCCATCGGCCGGGCCGAAGTCTCGCGCATCAAGGCCTTCCTGACCCGCACTACAGACCGCTTCCGCCCGCCCTACGGTCGCTACACGGTCGAGGTGCCGCGCCAATGCGTCTTCGCAGGCACTGTGAACCCCGACACCTATCTGCGCGATGAAACCGGCAATCGCCGATTCTGGCCGCTACGCTGCGGCACCATCGACATCGCGGCGCTGGCCCGCGACCGTGATCAGATCTGGGCCGAAGCGGTCCATCGCTTCCGCGAAGGCGCGATCTGGTGGCTTGACGATCCGGCGCTGCTTGCCGAAGCCGCCGCCGCGCAGGAGGCGCGCTATCAGGCCGATGCCTGGGACGCCCGTATCGACCGCTGGCTGACCCACGACACCCGCAGCGTCAATCTCGGCCACGCGGGCTGGGATGATTGGCAGGATGAAGAGTTCGAACGGCCTGAGCCGATCCGCGATGTGTCGGTGGGCGAAATCCTCGAAGGCGCGCTCGGCATCGAGCCCGCGAAATGGACCAAGGGCGACCAGATGCGCGTGGGGGCNTGGCTGAAGTCGCGGGATTGGGAGCGATACCGCAGCGGCGCNGNCNCGACCCGCGAATGGCGNTACCGCNGNTNGCAGCNCGGCTGACATCGCGATGGCAGTGTCAGGCACCGAAGGGGCATCCATCCGGGTGCCCCTTTTCNTTTGCCNCTGTCCCACTTCGCGGCGTGTCCCACTTCAAGCCCAAGGTNGGACAGAAAAAACCATTTTAAATCAATCCTGTCCCACCTGTCCCACTTGGACCGCCAACTTNTCTCTTTCCCATATGGAGCNNATGTGTNCCCCTCGACCTCNTTCTTCCTCATGCGACNTAGGGAAANAGGTGGGANAAGTGGGACAGNTNGGACNCGCCTTGTTTTGAAAGGAAAATCTGGCGTCCCACTTTGATCGGCAAGTGGGACANCCCNAGACCAGGTGNGACAGAAGCATCGTCTGGCGCATTTTTCTTGAATGGGTGCGCNTGTCATGATTCTCTGCCCATGACCAAAGCCGAAGGCCCACGNTTCAGGTGAGCCTTCAACATGACGCCGACCATCCAGACTGCGGATCTGCACCTCGAACAGGGGCGCCTTTCCACGTCCTGCATCCTTGCCCTCGATCTCGGGACAACGACNGGCTGGGCNTTGCGCGGCCATGACGGCCTGATCANCTCNGGCACGACGTCCTTTCGCCCCGGGCGGTTCGACGGCGGCGGTATGCGGTATCTTCGCTTCACNAACTGGCTGACCGAGNTCGANCGGCTATCAGGCCCCATNGCTGCGATCTGGTTCGAGGAAGTCCGCCGCCATGTCGGCACGGACGCTGCCCATGTCTATGGCGGGCTGATGGCCACCCTCACGGCATGGACCGAACTCCGCGGCATCCCCTATGAGGGCGTTCCGGTCGGCACCATCAAGCGCCATGCCACCGGGAAGGGCAACGCCGACAAGGAGACGATGATTGCGGCCGCGCGGGCGCGTGGATTCAGCCCCGCCGATGACAACGAGGCGGATGCCATCGCCCTCCTGCATTGGGCCATCGAAACGAACGGGGGTGTCGCGTGAGGTGGTATCCCCGAGGCTATGGTGGCACCCGGCGTGATCCAGATCGCGTCAAGCAGGACGGCTGGCATGACCATGGGCTGCTGGCCGTTTCCATCGACGACCCGCGTCTCACCGTGGCCGGAGCAGGAACTGGTCCGCCAGCTGGGTGAAAAACTCTACGGCCCGCGTACTCGAGCCGAAGGGAGGTGGCCAAGTGGGTGACGTTCGGACCCCGGCCGAGTGGTCCGAAGCGTCGCCGTTGAGAGTCGCAGCCGATGTCTTCCGGTCGCTGCCCGAGGTCAAGCCGCAAGGCTACTTCAACGCCTGGCCCGAGTATTTCCACAGCTTCGCCGATCAGGTCGGTCAGGAACCCCGGATGCGAAGGCCGAAGCCAGGCCCGCGCGACATCACCCAAGCCGACGACGCTCTGCTGTGGTTGCGCTGGCTCGACCCGGCCGACGCGCGCCTTGTGTGGCTCCGGGCGAACCGCAAGCCATGGAAGCCGATCTGCTGGGAATTGGGCATCAGCCGCGCCACCGCCAACCGGCGCTGGCAGTACGGCATCGCGGTCATCGTCTGGCGTCTGAACGGCAAACGCGTGCCGTCGAAGCGGTCGATGGAGTTCGTGGCGACCCGAGCCAAGCATCTTGCAGAGCGATAATTGAGCTTGCAGGAACCCGCCTCGCGCTCAGTAGTCGAAGATGTCGTCAAGGTCCGTGTAGAAGCCATACTTCGGCGCTTCGACTTTCTCGAGACCGAAGGTGTAGAAGTGCTTTCGTGCNGCACGCCAACCTCGAACCAAGCTGGGAACTCTCGCCTCTGGTTTCGGATCGCCTTTCCAAGCGGCNGGGTCCAGCCATTCTCCGGTCGCAAGCTGCTTGTTAGACGGCAACGGACAATTCACACCATACTTCGAGTGCAATATTTCATTTCGAGCACGCATGGCGCGCCGAACAATGTTCAGTATCCAGCCATCCAGCTCCTTCAGGGGCGTAGGATCCTCCAGCAGGCAGTAGAACCCCATCAATCCCTTCATCTTGGGTAGCCTCTTGCCGTCATGAATGAATGCGTTTAGCTCCAATTCTGACAAGCCACCATAAAGAGAGCGACGCATCTCATAGATCAAGCCAAGAAGGTCCCAATCATATACTGGCGCGACCACACTGCATCTACTCTTGTTGAAGCCAGTCGAAATATAATGAACCAAATATATATTGGAAAGGCGCGAAACACGACTCTTTATTCTGCTGACTGTTTTGTCGGGAACTGTGAGTCCGCCTGGAGAAAAGCGGTACCCAAGATANNCGAAATGAGCAAATGTTCGAAGCTCCTGCGCGCGAGGTGAAATAATGGCAACGCCGGGGGATTTTTCAGAATTTACCTTTAATCCACTGGTTCTGCAGTGATCAAAGAAGCATTTCTCGATCAATTGCGCCTGCGAATAAATCTGAGCACAAAAGCCACTACGTCGTCTGCAAAAGCGAACAAAACGACCTGCTGAAGCGGTCAGTTCAACGTCAAGGTCATGGTTGGCGAGATTTGCGAGCAGCAACGATACCGACGAACCTTGAGGTGTTCCCTTGTACCTCCTCTTAAATTTACCAGAGCCATACTGACTATACTCTGCGAACTGATGATGCATGAAGCGATCAAAAATATGCTTCTCATGCGGAGTTAGGCTCACCTGTCCCGAGTCTTCGATTTTCCCTCTTAAATAGCCGGCAGGAATATTATCGAAATATCTCTCAAAATCGATCTGAACGGCAAACAGTTTTCCACGATGGTCGTACTCACTCAGCGCCAGGATGGCATCGAATACATTCTTGTCCGGATGATAGGCGTACGAAGCGGGGGAGAGCCGCTTCAGGTTGCGACCTCGCGCACGACGTAGCACAACATTGGCGAGGGCAGCGTCCGGGATAGCGAAACCCATGACTTCTCGTGACGAGCCATCGGGTTTCGGAATTTTGTAGCACACAGCCGGAACCGGCTCGTATGCTCCGGTCAAGACTTTATGCCAGATCGTCTTGGCGAGGAAATTCGCATTCCGAGAGCAGTACTTGGGATCAAAGTGCCTTGAGATTGGAGCGGCAGGCTTTCGGGAGGATGGCCCAGCGACAAGTCCCGTGCGTTTCGTGAAACGCTCCTGATACTGCTCCTCTAATTTTTCCGATCTTTCTTTCTTCTCGAATGCGCGTTTTGCAAGCCTTTTGATTTCAACTTTAATCGCGTTCTGCATGAATATTCCTGACTAGGTCGGCGGCGAGGGCGGAGAGTCAGGGAGTCCGACAAGATGATCCACCTCGTCGTCGCGCTCATCTCCTATTGGAACGGCCGCCTGGCTCCGTCGCACGAGTTCATTTTCCACTTCAATCGCGCGCCCCGCAAACCGCACAAGACGGCCCCGTCCAAGCACGCGGGCGAGGTCCTCGGCGGCGGTGGGCTGCGCGGCGCCGACGGCACCGTCCATGCCAAGACGGGAACCGGCAACGCGATCCAGAGCCATCGCATCCCCGACAGCGTGTTCAGGATCATGCGCCACAAGGGCGGGCTAGGCGCGGCCGGATCGCACCCGGCCGTGTTCCCGGTGGCGCTGGTCGAGGCAGTGCTGACCGCGTTCTCGGATCCGGGCGATCTGATCTACGAGCCGTTCTGCGGCTCCGGCACCCAAGTCGTCGCCGCCGAACGCGCTGGGCGGCGGTGCTATGCGATGGAACTGGACCCGGTCTATTGTGACGTGGCCGTGCGGCGGTGGGAGTTGGCAACAGGGAATGCAGCAGTGCGCCTGATCACTTGACCATATCGCGACACACCGTCACTCTGAAAGGGCGGTGGATCAACGCAAAGCCAATGAACAGCCATTCAGCGAAAACTGTCCCCCGTCTAACCCCGAATGTCCCTGATGCAAGAACACCCCGCCGGATCGTCCAGACGGGGTGTTCATCCACAAATTTGAAGAAAATAGCGCCTCAGGCCTGGAGGATTACCTTCATCGCCTTTTCGCGTGCGGCATTCGCAAAGACGTCATAGGCGTTCAGGATCTCATCCAGCGGGAAGCGATGGGTCACCAGCTTGCCTGGATTGACCTTACCGGATCCCAAGGTCTTCAGCAGCATCGGCGTGGTGTTGGTGCAAACCAGCCCCATGGAGATGTTGATGTTCTTGATCCACAGTTCTTCGATGTGAAGCTGGACGGGTTTGCCGTGAACGCCGACATTGGCGATGTTGCCGCCTGCCGAAACGATCTTCTGGCAGATATCGAAGGTCGCCGGAATGCCGACCGCCTCGATAGCGACATCAACGCCTGCTCCGCCGGTGATCTCCAAAACGCGCGTAACAGCGTCTTCCGTTCCGACCTGGACCAGATCAGTGGCGCCGAACTGTTTCGCCAACTCCAGCCGCGCCGGATCCATGTCGATCATGATGATGCGGCCGGGCGAGTAGAACTGCGAGGTCAGCAGCACCGACATGCCCACCGGGCCGGCGCCGATAATGGCGATGGCGTCGCCCGGCTTCACCCGGCCGGCCTGGACGCCGATCTCAAGCCCGGTCGGCATGATGTCCGAAAGCATCACAAGCGCCTCTTCGTCAGCGCCCTCCGGGATCGGATAAAGCGAATTGTCGCCATAGGGGATGCGGACATATTCCGCCTGGGTGCCGTCGATCTTATGGCCGAGGATCCAGCCCCCGTCCGAGCAATGCGCGTAAAGCTGGCGCTTGCAATTCGGGCAGGTCCCGCAGGAGGTGACGCACGAAATCAGAACCGCGTCGCCCTTCTTGAAGTTGCGCACGGCTCCGCCGACTTCCTCCACCACGCCGACGCCTTCATGGCCCAGCGTCCGGCCTTCGGTCACCGCGGGCACATCCCCCTTCAGGATATGAAGATCGGTGCCGCAAATCGTGGTCTTGGTCACCCGCACGATCACGTCGGTGGGTTTTTCAATGACAGGTTTTGCCTTTTCGACCCAGTCTTTCTTGCCGGGTCCCTGATAGACGAGCGCTTTCATTCTCGTTTCCTCCTTGGCGCTGATTGTCCGATGTCTTCCGACATTCCCCAAGTGGCCTGCCGCTTGAC